GCAAAGAATCCTTAATGAAGAATGGACTGTATCTTTTAAAAGAGGAGCAGGCATTGCTAGAGCGTTGTCTGATTATTTAATTGATTGTCTAAAGAATGATGAGTGTGACTATATTCAAACTGGGAGTGTCAATGATTGGTGTGCTCCTATGTTAAAGAATAGTTATGTCTCTAAAGGATTCCATGTTTATAATTGCTATTATTTAAGTAAAGAGGATATTAATGGGTATATTCAAGAAAATCGGTAAAGCCTTTAATAAAGTAGTTAGGGTCTCCACTGGTGGCCTTATTGGTGGCCACAGTAACTATGGTCAATCGACTACTGAAGCGCCTGCTCCTGCTCCTGAGTTAGGGTTTGTGAATGCAGATACGCATAACACTACTGAAGCAGAATCAGAGAAGCAACAGTTAACTAAAGGAAAGAAGAGAGGCAAGAAGTCTCTTAAGGTTAACATGATTGGTCCATCTAGCGGAAGGAATATTGTCTAATGGGACGTGGAGATTCATCTTGGCAAGATCGTAATCATCATCTCGGTACAACAGGTGGTAAGAAATCATCTACCGGTACGATTTCTCGTTTTTTTAAGAAAAAGGAAGAGGTTACTGAGACTACTCCCACTGTAGACACTTCGGTTGGTACTGAGGGTTACGATGATACTAAGGGATCTAAAGCTGTCTCTACTACCACCCAGTCGACAACCTCTAAGAAACGTAAGAGCAGTCTTAAGGTTAACATTAGTGGTGCTGGGGGTACGGGACGTAATATTGTGTAATAATGGCAGAAACTAAACTAGATAATCAAACTGCTGAAGGTGCACAAAAGGTATACGAAAGATTGTCTACGGACAGAGATCAGTATACCCAGAGAGCAGAGAAGAATGCTACCTATACTATCCCTCAGTTGTTCCCTAAGGAATCTGATGATGGTGGCACTGCCTATACGACACCTTATAATTCTATTGGGGCTAGAGGTCTCAATAACTTAGCATCTAAGTTGTTGTTATCTTTGCTTCCCCCGGGTCAGCCTTTCTTTAGACTTGGGTTAGATACTGCATCTAATGAGGCACTACAGGCATCTGGCAACGATCAGGTTAAGGATACCATAGAGTACGGCTTGTCTATGATGGAGGCTGCTATGGTGAAGTATATGGAGCATAATGGTCTTAGACCTACGCTCTTTGAGTGCATCAAACAGCTCATTATTGCTGGCAATGCGTTGCTCTTTTTGCCTCCTCTAGAGGGTGGCATGAAGTGCTACACTCTCAGAAACTTTGTAGTTGAAAGAGATGCTATCGGCAATGTACTTCAGATTGTCGCTAGAGATACTTTAGCTCAGGGGACTATCCCTCCGAGTATCTTAAGTCTCTTAGGCAATGCAGGTAATGAGGTTAATCGTTCTGAGAAGGTTAACATCTACACTCATACCTATCTTGTCCGTGGGGATACCTTAGAGGGATCCACTTGGGAATCCTATCAGGAAGTAAATAATACCATTATCCCCGGATCAGAACAGACGTATCCCTATGGCAAATGTCCTTGGATCCCTGTGAGATTCACTAAGAAAGATGGGGAATCCTATGGTCGATCCTTTGTTGAAGATTACCTTGGTGACTTGATCTCTTTAGAGAACCTTCAGCATGCCATTAACGATATGGCTATGATTTGTGCTAAGGTATTGTACCTAGTGTCTCCTTCCTGTCAGACTAACATTAAGGCTCTTACTAAAGCTGAGAATGGGGCTTTCGTAAGAGGTCGACAGGACGATATTGTTGCAATGCAGACAAACAAACAGACTGACCTTCAGGGCTGCTATGCGGTATCTCAGGGTATCGAACAGAGATTGTCTTATTGCTTCATGCTTAATTCTAGTGTGCAACGGCAGGCTGAGAGGGTTAAATAAAAGTGGCTCTCTATAAATTCTACTAATTCGGTGAACATCCCTCTGGGACAATACCGAGCTAACGAGGTTTTTAACTATGAGAAAAACCAACCTTAATGAATTATTACCTTTTCCATGTGTCCATAATTATACCCTATTTGAAGATGGAACAATCTTTAATGAGGATACTGGTAAATGGGTTAAAGGTACATCTATAACCAAGAACAACAGATATGTGAAGGTACATTTAGGTGCAGATCATTGCTCTAAGTTTATCCCTTTGCATCGTCTTGTTGCTCAATCATTTATTCCGAATCCTAATAATTACCCTCAAGTTAATCACAAGGATGGGAACCGTTATAACAACTCTGTGGACAACCTAGAGTGGTGTACTGCTAAACAGAATATTCGACACTGTTGGGACAACGGTTTACACATGGAACAACATGGGGAACTTATTGGGACGCATAAGCTAACTACGGAAGAAGTACTCTTTATTTACAAATTCCGAGATAGTGGATTGACGCCTACACAGTTTAAGAATCGCCACAAAATAGACGTTTCTCGTGGGACTATCCAAAATATTTGGAAGGGTAAATCTTGGGCTAGGGTTACAGGTGCTAAGAAGGTTAAGTGAGTGTAACGACTATCCGAAAGGAGTAGAGCCAAGTGGCTCGAAATGTAGAAACCTTTAGGTAAGATATAGTCTATTCTTATAGGTAACTATAAGTGGGGAAGTAACGCCTCCCCGATAATATTAAAGAACAGCAGAAGAAATCAGATATATGGCTCAGGAACTTGAGGATACCTTAGGGGGTGTCTATAGTCTCCTGTCTCAGGAACTTCAGTTGCCTTTAGTGTCCTGTATCTTCAATCAGATGCAGTCTAATGGCAGCCTTCCGACTATCTCTGAGAAGTTCGCTACGATTGAACCTACGGTCATCACTGGTGTTGATGCCTTGGGTCGTGGTCATGACTTTGCTAACTTGTCTCAGGCACTTCAGGTACTTGCTCAGTTCCCTGATATCATGCAGATGATCAATCAGCAGAACTTAGCTATGCGTATCTTCACGAGTGCTCAGATTGATGCTACGGGTCTCGTTAAGTCTCCTGAACAGGTTGCTAAGGAACAGCAGGCAATGATGGAACAGTATGCTGCCCAGCAGGGTATTGATGCTCAGGCTCAGATGGCAGTAGATAACAACAAAGCTCAACAGGAACAGGGGGTGTAACAGGTGAGCGAAGAAACAACAAACTTGAATAGTGATGGTCTTAGTGTCGACAATGGTGTCGATATTATGATCTCAGGTACTCAGCAACTCTCTTTTGATGAAGATGAAGCCTCAGGGCTTCTTAAGGAGGGTGATGCTGTCCCTGTAGAGGAACCTCATGAGGAACCTCAGGAGGAGCCTCAGGCAGAACCACAACAGGGGGAACCTGAGGGTGACCTTAATGTAAAGATTGATAAGCACACGAAAACCTTAGATGCCCTTGGTAAGGATCTTAAGGCTAAAGGTGTGGACTTCAATCAGGCCATTAAGGAATACAATGAGTATGGTGCCTTGTCTAGTAAGACTATGGCTGACCTTGCTCAGGCAGGTTATCCTTCAGAGGTCATTGAGGGTTTCATTGAATCACGACAGAACCTTGAGAGTGAGTTCACTAATGCTGTCTATAATTCAGCAGGTGGAGAACAGGCGTACAACAAGGTTATTGAGTGGGCACAAGGAAACCTCTCTAATAAGGTTCTGAGTTCCTTTAATCGAGCTATTGACAACAACAATCTTGAAGCTGTTACTCTTATGTTTGAGGGTATGAAAGCTAAGATGATTGCTAAGCAAGGAACACGTAATCCTACTATTATGGGTGGTGGGGTTACTACGGGTGGCTATAAGGGCTTCTCAAGTAAGCAGGAAGTAGTGGAGGCTATGAGTGACCCCCGTTATGGTGCTGACCCCAGTTACACTAGAGCTATCGAAATGAAGATGTACTATACTCAGGTGTAACGTACCCATAATAAAAACATTTACTAATAACAATAATATAACTACAATAAGAATATAATAAAATGGCTGCGTTAACCGCTAATTCTATTTCTAATCCTGGTCAGAATCTGAGCGCTGGTGATCGTGATGCGCTGTTCATGAAGATCTTCTCTGGTGAAGTCCTTACGGCTTTCACGAGAACGTCTGTCATGATGGACAAACAGATTGTTCGTACTATTCCGCACGGGAGAAGTGCCAGCTTCGCTGTCATGGGTCGTACTCATGCTAAGTATCTTACCCCGGGTAACTCCTTAGATGATCAGCGTAAGAAGATGGAGAACACGGAGCGAGTGATTGCTATCGATGGTCTCCTCACGGCTGATGCTCTTATCACGGATATCGATGATGCAATGAATCACTATGATGTCCGTACGGAATACTCGAAGCAGCTTGGTGAAGCTCTTGCTCAGGCTTTCGACTGTGCCTCTATCAATGAACTTGCTAACACGGGTGCTAAGACTGCCGCGGGTATGCCTGAGAACATCCCTGATAATACTACTCTTGAAAATCCGGGTACGGGCAAGGCATTTGAGTATGTTACGGGTAAAGATGAAGCTACGACTGTGGAGTATGGCAACATCCTCCTGCAGGGTCTGATTGATGCCCGTGCTCAGTTTACGAAGAATTGGGTTCCGGCAGGTGACCGTTATTTCCTTGTCTCCCCCGAAGGTTATTCGGCTATCTGCCGTGCCCTTATGCCGGATGCTGCTAACTTTGCTGCTATCTTTGATCCGAATACGGGCAAGCTTCAGAATGTCTGTGGCTTCCAGATTGTGGAAACCCCGAACTTCTTGAACAATGGTGTTGATGGTAAGCACGCTCTTAAGGAGCAGATCTCTACGGCTGTCCTTCAGGGTATCGCCTTCCACCGTTCCGCTGTGGGTGCCCTTAAGCTGAAGGATCTCGCTATGGAACGTGCTCGCAGAGCTGAATATCAGGCTGATCAGATCATCGCTAAGATGGCTGTGGGTCACGGGGGCCTTCGTCCTGAAGCCGTGGGTCTCTTCGTTAAGACTGCTCAGGTTGGTGCGTAATGTACTCGGAATCCGACATTAAGGATTCCTATTTCTATGTCAACGGGGGTTCTAAGAAAGGCTCCCGTTTGACTGTAGAAGAAAAGATTAAATTAGGTTTGATTAAAGCCCCAACTGAAGTCAAACCTAAGGTAGTCTCTAGGAAGCCTAAGATCCCTGCAGCTCCCAAATAATACATAATAACAACTATAAAATACTACTACAAAGGATAAATTATGATTGTCACTCCTTCTAACAAACTAGATGCAGTGAATGAGATTTTATCTGCTGTAGGCTCTAGTCCTGTCAACTCACTTGAAGATGAACTGAATGTAGACGTTCTGAATGCAGTGAGGATTCTCGATAGTGTCTCTAAAGAGATTCAATCAAGAGGATGGGACTTTAATATTGAAGATTCAGTAGCTTTATTGCCGGACGCTGATACTAACTTAGTTCCCTGCCCTAATAATTATCTTAGGTTTGTCAGCAGTGGTTATAAGTTGATCAGACGATCCGGCTATTTTTTCGACATTCTTTCGCAGACCAATGAGTTCCCTGAGGGTTTGACTTTAGATACTCTGGTTAGAGGATTAGACTTTGAGGAGTTACCTGAGGTATTCCGTAAGTTCATTACTTGTCGTGCAGCTAGAATCTTCCAGATGAGATATCTTACTTCAGATGACCTGAATACGCATCTGATGACTGAGGAATCTAGTGCCTATGCAGATATCATTGACTATGATCTAACTACGGGTAACTATAATATCCTCAATGATGACCAATACATTTCTCAGTATATCCAGAGGAGCTAATAGGGATGCCATTAGTATCGCAATCAACAGTATCCTATAAGGGTGGCGTATCTCAGCAACCGGATATCATTAGGTTTGCTGATCAGGTAGAGGAGCAGATCAATGGTTTCTCTAGTGAAGTCGATGGCCTGCAAAAGAGACCTCCTACAGTTCACATTAAGAGACTTGGGGACAGAGTAGATCCACTCACTACTAAGTATCATGTCATTAACAGAGACGAGACTGAGCAGTATATCTTAGGTATGTCCAGCGGGTCTCTAAAGGTATGGGATTTTGAAGGTAATGAAAAGAAAGTTGTTATTGACAATGATGCTAGTTATCTTAATGTCACGGACGCTAATGATGAATTTAGAGCAGTCACTATTGCAGACTATACGTTCATTCTGAACCGTAGTAAAACCGTTGGTATGTCTAGTTCTACTACCTCTCAAAAGGGTCAGGACACTGCACTAGCGTACATTAAGAATGCCTCCTATGCTAAGACCTATGCTCTCTTTATGGGCAGTACCTTTATGTGTGGTGTCATTACCCCTGATGGTGGTGCACCTAAGCAGGCTGTACAGACTACCTCTGCGTACATTGCAGAGAAACTTGTAGACTTAGCTACAGGTTCTCAGAGTGCTGATGGGGGAGCCACTACCTATGATTGGCTATTAGGACAGGTTGGAGGCAGAGTCTCTATGGGGTTCGCTAAGAATCCTAATTTCAACTTCAATGCTTATAACTTCCTTGTCTTTGGTGATTCCGTAGTTTCCATCCAATCTAAGACTGGCTGGGATATGCCTAATGTTGTTGTTAAGGATGGCTTTGGCAACACTAATGCATATGTCTTGAAGGGTTACGTTAACAGTGTCTCTAAGCTTCCCCCTGCTGCTCCTGATGGTTACATCATGCGCATTAAGGGTGAATCTAACTCGGCTGATGATGACTACTATGTTAACTACAATGAAGGTAAGAATGCGTGGCTAGAGTGTGCCGCACCAAACATTCAGTATAAATTTGATTACTCTAGTATGCCTCATGCTCTCGTAAGAGAATCTGATGGCTCCTTCCACTTCAAAAGACTTACTTGGACTGATAGAGCAGTAGGTGATGAGGACAGCAATCCTAAGCCTAGCTTCGTAGGGGAAACGCTGAATGATATGTTTTTCTACAGAAATCGCTTAGGGTTCATCAGTGGTGAAAATGTTATCCTCAGTGCTTCTGCTGATTTCTTTAATTTCTGGTTTAGATCAGCAGCTACTATTGCTGATACTGATCCAATTGACCTTGCTGTATCTTCAAACAAAGTCTGTATTCTAACACATGCAGTACCATTCAGCAGGGAACTAATGTTGTTCTCTAGAGAGGGACAATTTGTGCTCTCTAGCGATGGCGTAATGACCCCTAAGAGTGCTAAGGTTGATCAAATCACTTCCTTTGATTACAGTGATGATGCTCAGCCTTTAGGTGTAGGACAAAGTATTTTCTTTATCTTTAACAGAGTTAACTATTGCTCTCTTATGAGATACTATACGGTACAGGACGTAGCTGATCTTAAGGATGCTGAGGACGTAGCTGCACATGTTCCTACGTATATTCCTAAGGGAATCTTTAGGCTCTCTGGTAATACTGCAGACAATGTAATCACACTGTGTTCACGTACTCATCCTAACACTGTATGGATCTTTAAGTACATCATTCAGAATTCCCAGAGTATGCAGCAGTCATGGTGCAAATGGACGTTCCGATATGAAGGTACTCAGGTCTTACTTGCAGAGTTCGTAGGCTCTGAAATCTACTTCCTTATTAACACTGATGGCGGACTGTTCTTAGAGAAGAGCAGGCTTACAGGTCAGGCAGTAGACTTCTCTGATGAGCCTGTAAGATACTTTATGGATCGTAAGGTACGCTATGTCATTCCTGATACTAACAAGTACAGTGACTTCAATGACTACACTGAGATCTCCCTAAAGGATGTCTATGGTGCAGTTCCTAAGATTGGCTCAGCTACGTATTGTCTAGTTGGTACTGATGGCTACTATCATCAGGTATCCTCTTGGGATGATAATGGTGTCTTTAAGGTGACTGGGGATCTCAGAGGCATGACTTACTTCGTAGGCAGACAATATGAATTTGATGTTGTATTGTCTAGACCAATGATTAAGAAAACTACTTCTGACGGTGCTACGATCTCTGAAGATGAAGGCAGATTACAACTGAGATACTATTGGTTTAACTATAGTAACTCCGGTACCTTTGATGTGTCTGTAGACAATGATGTCAAGAATAAGCACTTCAAGTACACTTGTACATCTAAGGTCTTAAGTGAATCTCCATTAGTCTTAGGATCCTATAGAGTAGCAACAGGTAAGTTTAAGTTCCCTGTGCAGGACAATAGTACTGAGGTTAAGATTACAGTTACTTCAGATAATCCGTTGCCTGTGAACCTTATCTCTGGTGGTTGGGAAGGATATTATATTCGGAGGAATAGTCAGACGTGAGAAAGGGATTAACTCTTAAGAAAGCTATGGTAGGTGCTCTGCCTAGTATGGCGCCTATGGAGCAAGAGATTGGTAAAGGTCTTGTTATGGCTACTCTGTCTCTGCCTGAGGCACCTATTGAAGTAGATCATTTCCTGTGGGCAGGCTGTTACGTTAGAACCATTCTATTGAGAAAGGGTGAGATTGGTGCAGGTGCTTTCATTAAGATTCCTACAGTGGTTATCGTTAGTGGGGACTGTAAGGTTGTCGTAGGGGATCACCTAGAGGAGATCTCTGGCTATTCTGTATTGAAAGGTATGGATGGCCGTAGGCAGGTCTTTAGTGCCTTTGAGGACACCTACATTACAATGTTCTTTGCTAGTAACGCATCTACTGTAGAGGAAGCAGAGAAAGAGTTTACTGATGAGTGGCAGTTATTAACTAACAATAGAGAGGAACTATGTCAGGAATAATTGCTGCAGGTGCAGTAATCGGCGCATTTGCAGGTGGTGGCAGTTCCCTGTGGCAGAAATCAAAGTACAACAGATCTCTCACTAAAGCATTCAAGAAACAGATGTACTATGCTCAGATGAACTACAATTGGAATCAGAACCAATTGACTAGACAAGAGCAGAGTGCCTATGATAATGCTGTGAGCAACTTATTTCAGTTGTCTTATAACGCCTTGCAGAATAACGCTACAGTTGAAGCTTCTCTAGCTGAGACAGGTTACGAAGGGCGAACTGCAGGACAAATCAAAAGATCAATCTCAGGTGCAGTGTTGCGACAAAAGACTGCTCTTAAGGATGCCTATGAGACTGATGTAACTAACATTAGATCTCAGAAGGATGCTCTATATGTCCAGATGAAGAATTCTGTAGAGCAGGCTAGAGATCAACTCAAGAGCCAATATAAGGGTGGCATGAGTTACGTTATGGAATTCCTCGATAGTTCCGCTAAAGGTGCAGCTATTGGTGCAGCTACAGCAGGTGCAGGCAGTGCTCTTGCAGGTGCTGCAGGTACCGTAGGTGGTACTGGTGGTACCATTGCGGGTACTGTGGGTGGAGAGACAGTTGTTGCAGGTACCTCTAGTGTTGGGGGTTCTGCGGGTCTCTCTGGTATTGCAGGTGCGAATGTCTTAGGTACATCTACTACAGGTGTTACTACTTCTTCGTCTACTATGGGTACCGGTACTAGCTTCATGAATAACTTTATAGCTAACTACAGTACCCTTAAGACACAAAATCAAGGCATGTTTAACTTCCTTGATTACATGCAGAACTTTACAGGTGCGATGAATCAGGGGTATAACCGTAGAGGTTCCTATGGAGGTTATTACTACTAATGGCTTATAAGAATACAGCAGGTACTACGTCCATTGCTAATGAGATGGGTACTTGGAGATACTTCAATTCTGGCTTAGCTAAGCTCGGGGAATATAAGGGTGCAAACCTTAACATTGATTCTTCTAAAGTTACTGCAGACCTCGAAGGTGACTGGGTGAATGCTTTAGGTCTAGCTTTTAAGCAGGCATCTAAAGACTTCGATCAGTATCAGATTGATGAAGCAAAGCGGCAACAGGTAAAGAAGAAAGAAGTAGAGGACTTAGCTGATAAGTATTTCCAAAGTCATTCTATTGAGCAGTATCAGCAGGATATCAAGAATAATCGTATTCCGTTTCAGGACAATCCATTTGCTATGTCTAGACTTAAGTATCTGCATGGTCGAATGGCATACAACCTGACCTATCAGGACTTTGTTAATGAACAGGTTAATACGAATAAGCTTGCTGGTAAGTCTCAGGTTGAAGTAGATTCAGAGTTCTATCAGTACGCTAAAGAGAGCCAAAAGGATCTTGCTGATTCCTTTGGTTACTCTATGGATGATGAGTTCTTTAAGGAGGGTTTCTTTGAGACTTCTCCTGAGGGTCGTCTAAAGGTAATCGCTCAGAAGGAAGCTGTAGAGGATAAATGGGAAACTGAGAAATCTCTTATTGCTGATTCCTCTAACATTGCTACGATCATTAATTCAGGGTCACCTAATGCAGGTCAAGCTTTCCTGAATTATCTTGATCAAATGGGGAGAACTACGGGGGCTAACTATTCCCCTGAGATGCAATATAAGCTTCTCAACAATGCTTTCCAGATGGCCTCTAAGTCTCGCTATGGTTCTCAGCTTATTGAGAGTATTGCAGATAAAGAGATTCCATTTATCAAAGGAACTACCTTTAGAGAGCTATTGGGTGAGGATAACCTTAAGGCATGGCTTGTCAACGCAGAGACTGTAAAGGCTACTGACAATGCTATGGAGTTCTCTCATTGGTGTGATGATATTGACAAGTATGTTGAGGATGGCAACTATGTTCTCCTCAGCCAACTTAAGGATGAAGAGTATCTCTCCAATAACAATGTAGAGACACCTAGAACTAAGTACCTTGATCAGGCAATCAGGAACGCTAAGAGAACTGCTCAGGCTAACCTTAAGGCCGCTGGGAAGGTGCGGGGGGATGCTCTCTATGAAGAGTACCTTGGGGATACTCTTAAGGCTAACCTTGTTGGTACTGCGGTTCCTACTGAGGAGGCTTTTAGGAAAGTCCTTCAGGATGCAGGGATCTCTCTGAATTCCAATGATATGAAGGTTATTGGGCAAGGGTTTGTCCAGAAGATCTTCACTGGGGGTGACCCAAAGAAGATCTCAATGCTACTCACTATGGCTACCTCTAAGGGTACCCCTAATTCCATTAGAGAGCCTGTCACTGAGATGCTTAAAGAGTACTATCAGGACTTAGATCATAGACTTAATGAAATTGCTATGACTGGTAAGATCTCATCTAAGGATGCTGTAGATTTACTTACGGATAAGGAAGCAGGTGACTTCCAGTATAATATCCCGGGTCAAGCTAGAGCAATCTCTATCTCAGGGTTATCCCCAGGGTTCCAAACTTTAATGAGCCTCTATAGTACTAATCCTTCAGCAGTACGACAGGTTCTCACTAATGGCACCTATGGTGACACTCGCGTATACTCACAGTTGTCTACTGTAGATATGGCTATTAGGCTTGGTAAGAATCCCCTTCAGGTTCTCGCTTCTGCTCAGGCTTTTAAGGCTCAGCAACAGAGAAAGGCACTAGAATCAGGCGTTCCTTTAGAGCAGCTATTGCCTAGATTCAGAGTAGACAAGAATGAGATTCAGGGTTTAGTTGGCACTGGGGGTCTCAATAGAGCTACTACGGATATGTTGGATACTCTTGTGTGGGCTGAGATTCAAGCCTATAAGGATGCCAATCCTACAGATGATACCTCTATCCGTAAGCTTGGTAAGGCCGCTATGGAAAAGGTAGCCAATGAATTCGTAGGTGTCCGTGGCTTTGTTCTTCCAATTGCTTCTATTCAGCAGGGGTTAGGTGAGGTTGGAGTTACCCCTCAGTCTCCTGAGGATCTAGCCAAGTATGCCAATGAGGTCTTTAAAGACTACATGAGTGAGAGAGGTCTTAATACACCTATGCTTTATGATAGTTCTTTCTATGATGTCAATAGAGATAATATTTCTGTAGTTGCTCTTGATGGTACTGAGAATATGGTTATTCCTATGAAGGACTTCACTGCTAGAATTAAAGCTAAGATTGTTAAGAATATTGAGGAGGGTTCCAAGTTTAAATGGCCGACAATTCATACGTTCCGGTAGACACTGGGGAATATCCTGTAGCTAACCTAGGGAGGTTCTTAGGAGCCTCTAAGCCTCAGTATGAAGCCTATGTAACTACTACTCCTATTGAGAACATTCCTGAAAAGGATGTACTTAAGGGAGACACTAAGAGTTATAGTCTCTTTAACTTTAACGAGAGCGCTTTTGTAGATGGTGTTAAGGTTTCCCCTATTGGCATGTGGGTTCGCAGAGGGGGATTTACTACCAAGAAATATGAGCCTACCGAAGAAGAGAAGGATGAGCTGTATAAGCAGTTCAATTATGACAAAGATGATATTGACTTTGTTTTAGATAATGCTTCTTCTATGGAGGACGTTAAGAGGAATGCAGACTTACTTGCAGAGAACCGAAGGGTTGAAGCTCAGTTTGCGAATAGCCCTTGGTATATGTCTTTAGTAGGTGGCTTAGGGAGTGCTGTAGGTAATCCAGTGGATATTGTTACTACGGTTGCTTCAGTTGTTGCTCCTCCTATTGGTGTCTCCTCTAAGGTAGCTTTAGGTGCCACTAAGGTCACTGCTAATGTTGTCTCAGGTGTAGCAGCTAATCAGCTTCAGGATTACGTTACAGGTATTCATCATGATGTCTGGGCAGACGTTGGTGCTATTGCAGGTCTTACGTTAGGCTTTGAGGGACTAGGTAAAGGTTTACGTACAGTCTCTCAAGTTAACCGTAAGGTTGCTATAGCTCATGATGCTATGCTAAAGGGTGAGAAACCCCCTGAGGATGTTGTCTTTACCCCTATCGAGAGAACACTTGCTAATAAGACTTTACCTCTTGCTAGAAAGATGAATGACCTTAGAGAACAGCTTACCTCTAAGTTGCCTTCAGTTGAATTCAAACAGAAGCTATTGTCTTATAGAGATAAATCTGAGGATCTTAAGGAATACATTGGTAACCTCACTCATTGGGAACAAGGTATCCGTACTGATGAAGGTTTTAAGCAGAGACTGAATAGCCCTGCTAAGAATACTCTCTTTGATGAAGTAGAGGGCCTTAGGGTTGAAACAGATAGCCTCATGAATACCCTTCCTCATGATGTACAGAAGTTATCCAACAGGTACGGAAGAGAGGAGACTAATGAGTTTCTTTATGACAAGATTGGTGGCTATGATGTCTCTAAGAATCCACTTAGTAAAGATCCTGAAGCTGTAGCACTGGCCGATAGAATCTCAGATACCTATAGACACCGTGGCCTTAAGCTTCATCGTCTTGGTCTAGTTGATTCTGCCTATAGAATTGGTAAGTATGTTCCAGTAGTTATTGACAAATGGAAGATGCATGACTTCCTGCTTAGAGTAGGTGGAGATGAGCAGGCAGGTAAGTATCTGCAGAACTATCTCTATACTGGGGCTACTCGTTCTGAAGAAAGGCTTGCAGAGTTCCGTAGGATTTGGAAAGAGGAACTACAGGCTCAGGCAGAGAAGGAAGCTAAGAAAGCCGAAGCTCAGGGACTTGAAGTAAACAAAGTAAAGCTTACTCCTGAGGAAGAAGATATTCAATTCAATGCGTGGCTCTGGGATGAAGCTAGAAAGGCAGGATATGGATATAGAGATCAGAATCACTCTGGTCACTCTGTAGACAACTTTAGTGATGATGCTAGAGACTTCTCTTTTCAGAAACGAAGGATGCCTTGGGATACCTCTTATAAAGATCATTCTGGCTTCTCTCTGAATAAACTCAGAGGAGATATTGTTGATGTCTCTGGTAGATACTTTAATCGTACTGCGGGGTTACTTGCAGAGAAACGAGTATACAACAGAGACTTCTCAGAGGGACTTGAGCATATCAATAAGATGGCTGATGACTATTGGGTAAAGAATACCAATAGACGTCCTGAGGGTGAGGATGAACTTCGTGAGGCTCTTAATGTCATGCATAGGCGTGCCTATGGTATGGCTATTAATCCCAACAGAGCTAACTTCACTACTGGGGATGCTCTTGCAGATATCATGAAGCAGTTAGCTTTCTCCTCCTTTGGTACTCTCATGGGTATCCTTAACTACGGTGAAGTTGGAGCAGCACTTCAGGCATATGGTGCAGGTGCTCTCATTAGAATGATCCCAGGGGTACATGAGACTGTCCAAAGATGGGGCAACGGTTTATTCACTAAGAATGATATTACCGCTATTAAGGATCACCTTATTGGCAGGGAACTTTATGATACCTTAGATGCCGCAGAGATCATGAGACGTAACGCAGAGAAGTATCGTAACATTAATCCCTATATGGCTAAGGCTGTAGGGATCTTTAATGTTATTGCAGACTACTCCCCTGCTGCTCAGATTCAGAGGTACACTAATAACACTATCATTGATACAGTCGTTAGTTGCTTCCTTGGGGAGTTCATGCAGAAGGCTTATGGGCGTACTGCGGCTCACAGAGGATTCCTTAGAGATATCGATCTTAAGAGAGTAGGGATTACTAAAGCTGATCTTGATTATACCCTAATGGCAAGCAAGAGATTCTTTAGGTACGATGAGACAGCTAAGACACCTATGCTCAAGAAAGGTACACGATTGGCTGACTTCAGAGATGATAATAAAGCTATGAGTGTATTGCGTAAGCTCACTAACTACGCTATTGAGGAGACCCTTCAGAGACGCAAATTAGATGATGTCTTTACGTGGCAGGTAGCTAATAATCCTGTAGTGTCTATGGCTCTCCAGTTTAAGACCTTCGCAGTGCAGTCCTATAATAAGCGTTTCGTTAAACTAATGAATCGCTGGGAAGAAGAGGGTAACCTTGCTGCATTGAATAGCTATCTCACCTCTAGTGCTCTTACAGGTGCAATTACGTTAGCTCAGGTTAACCTTAGAGCCTTGGGTATGGAGGATGAAGCTAAAGAGCAGTACCTTCAGAACACCTTAGGTATTGGCTCTATAGATGACTTGAGTGACCCTGATGCACTTACTACATTCTTAATGCAGGCATTCTTTAATAGAAATCCCTATACAGCCTCTATGGCTCTTGCATTGAATTCTGTAGGTATTGGTACATCAGCTAAGACTACAGCTCAAACTAGAGATACCTTAGGTGAAGATTCTAACTACATCAAGTGGAATGGTATCGCTAATACTGTCTTAGATATGTTCCCTGCATTGCGCTATGGCGAATCTCTTGCCTTTGGGGGCTTGGGTACATACAGCAGAATTCAGGATATGGTTCTTAATGATTCTACCTATAAGGATCGAAGGGATATCGCTAGGTATATCAAGAGGTCTACATCAATTATCCCAAATATACCAGGGATAACTAATGCAATTAAGTCCTTCGTTAATGACGATCTAGAGGACTACAAATATGGATATTAATATTTAATGGCTTCCACTATTATCATATATGCGGGGGACGGTACTAAAACTGACTTTACCGTCCCCTTTGATTATCTAAAGAAGTCTTTCGTTACTGTACGATTAGGCACTGGCACTACTCTTACTGGGGGTGACTATGGTGACACTGGCAGTGACTATTACTTCCTAGATAAAACTACGATTAGACTTAAGGTAGCTCCTGCATCAGGAGAATCCTTAACAATCCGAAGATATACCTCAGCTACTGAACGAGTAGTCACCTTTAAGGATGCCTCCATTCTTAAGGCTACTGACTTGGATACGTCTCAGGTGCAGGCATTTCATATCGCTGAAGAGGGTCGAGATATCCTTGAGGATTCCCTTAGTGTCAACCGAGAGGGAAACTGGGACGCTAGGGGTAAACGTATCATCAATGTAGGTACTCCTGAAGCTGATTCTGATGCTATGACCTATGGTGTCTATAAGACTGATGCTAAGGGCGCCTATCAGGCTAAGCTAGATGCTGAGGCCGCTAGGGATGCCGCTAAGGTCTCTGAGGTGAACGCTAAGGCTTCTGAAGTTAATGCTAAGGAGTCTGAGGTAACCGCTAAGGCTTCTGCGGGTACTGCAGTATCTGCGGCTAAGCATGCTGATGCCGTCAAGACAGAGAACCAAGCAATCCTTGAAGAGGCTCGACAGATTCAAACTAATGTTGAGACCTCTGAGAGCAATGTCTATGAGAATGCTGTAATTGCTACTCAGAAGGCTGATGAGGCTAAGGTCTCTGAGACGAACGCTAAGGTCTCTGAGGTGAACGCTAAGGCTTCTGAAGTCTCTGCTAAGGCTAACGCAGATAGAGTAGAAGAGCTTGCAGGGGTCGTTGTCCCTGTTGCTGCTGAGATTCGTATCGTAGCTGAAAACATTGACCATGTAGTTACTGATTCTAGAAACATCAATAACATTAACACCGTTGGTAATGACCTTGAGGGTTCCTTTAGTACCTCCATCTTTGAGGACTATGGTGATCTAGGTAATACTGGGGGTGCCCTTCCTATTATTACTGGCGGTAACATCAAGAATGTGTCAGACAACATTACTGAAGTTAGGCAGGTAGGCTCTAACATTGAAGATGTTAAGAAGGTTGCTACGGAAATCAACAAGCTTCCTGAAACAATCACCACCATGGAGGGCCTAAAGGCAGACGCAATTTCTGCTAGAGATCTTGCTAAGGGTTGGGCTAACAAGACTACGGGTACTGTGGATGGCTCTGAATACTCTTCTAAGTATTATGCTAATAAGGCTAAGGAAAGTGCTACTGAAGGTACCACTACTCTTAATGAAATCAAGACTGAGGGTGCTAAACAAGTAAAATCAATCACTGATACCGCAACCACTGAAATTAGTAAAATCACTAGTGAAGGGGGAAAGCAGGTTGGTCTTGTGAGTGCTCAGGGTACTACCAGTGTTAATGCTGTGAAGGCTCAACAGACGACTAGCGTTAATGCAGTTACTGCTGAGGGCACTAAGCAAGTTGGTAGTGTCACCACTGAAGGCACCAAGCAGGTTAACTTAGCTAAAGCTCAGGCTACCAGCGCTACACAGCAGGCAACCCTTGCTACGACGAAGGCTAGCGAGGCTGAGGATAGTGCTACTGCGGCTAACGCTGATGCCACTAAGGCTAAGGCTAGTGCCACCAATGCGGCTAATAGTGCAAGCACCTCTACTGCTCAGGCTACTGCGGCTAGCAATAGTGCTAAGGCGGCTAAGCTCTCTGAGGATAATGCGGCTTTGTCTAAGACTGCGGCGGGTACCTCTGAGATTAACGCTAAGGCTTCTGAAGTTGAAGCCAAGAAACAAGCCGATCTTGCTAAGCAATATGCGGATCAGGCTGTTGCAGGTCAGTTACAGGCTGACTGGGCTGAGACCAGTGCGGCCTCTAAGGCATTCATTCTGAACAAGCCTACACTCGGTGCTCTTGCATCTAAGGACAGCATTGCGTATAGTGAGATCACTGGTACCCCTCCTGAGCAAGATCTTAGCGGTCTTGCTACTAAGCAAGAGCTTCAGACGGGTCTTGCCAGTAAGGCTAACACTAAGCATACTCATACGACTGCACAGATCACTGATTTGACGACGAAGTTGGATGCTAAACTTGATGTTGCTACCTTCAACGGTTATATTGATTATGGAGATTTAGATTCTTAACATGGCTATTAAAGAACGAAAACAAATTACGGGCACTGAAGCCCAAATCAAGGGCTATGCAGGGCACAATGGTGTCCTAGCGTATGCTACGGATACCAAGCATCTGCATGTTCTTAGTGGTACTGCAGGGACGACTACTAAGCTCGCTAATATGTCTGACATCCCTGCTCCTGTGGATGTCTCTGGTAAAGCTGATAAGACGTATGTGGATACTGAGCTTGCTAAGAAGCAGACTAAGGGGGATTACGCTACTAACACTGCTCTTACTGAAGGTCTCAAAAAAAAGGAAAACGCAGGTGTATGCCTTCCGTTGACTGGTGGTGTTCTGACCGGGCCTCTCTATCTGACTGAAACAAATCATATTTGGGCAGTTGTAGATGAAGTGTATAAAGGATTGGAGTTAGGAGGTGGTAGCACTTTTGAGAACGGTGCCTCTTTATTTTTGAGGAACAACAATGCTACAGGGCCTGGAGAATCAGGTCAGTGGGGTTTGGCTGCCCATAAGGTAGGATCAGATAAAGAAGGTCTTCTTCTTGGTAATACTGATAATATACTGTTTAATGGTAAAGTAGTAGAAAGAGCCGATGGGTTCTATACGACACAGTTTACGGGTGGTTTCTGTAATGTACAAAGATATGTTACAGGTCTTCAGATAGTCACCGCAGCCATTACAATTCCTTTAAATAAGAAAGTAGTAACCCTTTCGTTTACAAGACCCTTTATCAATAATACATATTCTATTACGGCTAATAAACAAACATATCCTAGCAACGTAGATATTGCATGGGATTCACCTACTGCTACTGGCGTTAGTTTCCATAGAAGAACTTACGAAGGAGATTATGACTTTGCAACATACATTACGTGTGCTTTTATTGGAAGATGGTTATGATTGGTACTAAATTTTATAAACCCCTTGAGGAAGACTTCATCCTCGGAGAATATGGATCTACGTCACCTAACAATTCTCCTAACACTTTCTCAAAGTATTCTGAGCTTGCCCAATGGTGTAACTCTAACAACGCTATGATTGTAGATAGAGGCGACTACTATGAAGCAGTCTCTATCCCTGCCCCTACTGAGGAAGAATTAGCTAGAGATGTTAGGGACACTAGAAATGCCAAGCTGTCAAAAACAGACTACCTTGTAGCTTCTGATTATCCTATCTCTGAAAAGAATCTTGCTGAAATTAAAATATACAGACAGGCTCTTAGGGATATTACTGAACAAGCAGGGTTTCCGGAAAGCGTGATCTGGCCTGATGTGCCTAGGTCCTTTTGTAAGGCCTCTGAGGGTTTAGGTCTCGCTAAGATCGGTCTTTAATCTATACTAAGGTATTCTTTCGGTAACTATGGATACCTTAGCTTTATCTAATTAAGTTACTACATAACTCTAGGTAAATCCTAGAAAGGAAATATATTATGGCAGAATTTGCTTCTAAGGGTGTTGCAGGCTCAGGTCTCGGTCTTGGTATCGCTGGTACCATTGCCAACATGATGGGTACTCTTGGTAAGATCACGGATACCATTGTGCCTATGAGTGCAATCTGCCCAACTCCTATGGCTAAGTACAATTCGTGGACTGCTCCTACGAATACTCCTAATAATTTCCTATGAAGATCAGTTTGAGTAAGATCTCTCAGGTTCTCCCTGAGTTCGTTGATACTCGACTGATGCCTAGTGCTCCCTCTACGATGAAATGGATTCTTGGAGGGAGTACGTTCTTGATTCTGCATCAAGCGGATACCCTCATCGGTAAGTAGCTGCCTATGCTCAAGCAGGTGGGTATCGTCGATGAGAATAACAAGGTAGACATTGAAGTTGCTAAGGGATTCATTAACAGTGCATTCGATAAGAGTGGTACTGTGGAATACCTTGGATTTAAATTCGATAAGTCTGATGGTGAGGCTCTAATTAATATTATGGAGAAATACAAAGATGATTGATGAAAAGTGGGAAGATAATGTTTTTATGATGGCTAAGCATAAACTTCTTGAAGCTATTGAGAAGCGTAACAAGGAGTCTTACCATACTGAGGGAGACATCCGAGCCTATAAGGATGCCCTAAAGGCTTTGTACTATCTCATTAGCATTGAGAAGAGCAAGTAATTCGGGTGTTTCAGTAGTCCTAAAGGATTTACGCACAGTAATTAACGTAGGACTACTGAGTCTATCTAACAGACTAAGTAAATGAATATACAAGTTTATTGGGATGGCAATGTAGGTGCCTGTGAGTATGATGTTAGGCGTACACTTTTTACTACTAAGCCTTCAGTTCCTGATGTTTCTTTTGATACTATTGTGTACTCTGAAGACGACAAAGTAGCTAAGAAAATTCTTAATGATACCCTTAGTGACCTCACGGATGCTGAGATTGCAACTATTAAGTTGTTTGCTAATGCATCTGCTCAGGAGGTACCTTCAGGCAGCATCAGTAATCTCTTAGATGAGCATAATTCAATTTAATTCAATTTAATTCAATTTAATTCTTAAATATAAACAAGGAAACCACTAACATGAAGATTATTAAGAAAGATGGTACTGTAGAAGGTTGGAACGGAGAGAAGATCAAAGAAGCTGTCTATAAGGCGGCTGCTAGAGTGAATCAATATGTGGAGCCTGATGTTCTTAACAAACTGGTTGAGAAAGTTCACTCTTGTTTAATTATTGATAGAGATGCCCCAACTAAAGACCTTCATAAGGAAGTAATTCATTACTTGAAGTACTTTGGGTTGACTGATGTAGCGAATTCATATCAAGAATATAGAGACTATAAGAATACTTATGCTAAATCATTTGAGAAAGTTAAAGATGAAGCTGATAACGTGCTTCTACTTGGGGACAGAGAGAATGCTAACTTCGATAGCTCTCTGGTGTCAACAAAAGGCTCGCTCATTAAGGGATACCTTACAAAAGAGCTCTATCGACAATTCTATCTTAGCAAGGAAGAAAAAGAGTTAACTAAGCGTGGTGATATCTACATTCACGATATGCGAGATATGCTCATGGGTTCTGTCAATTGCTGCCTGTTTGATATTGGGAATGTCCTTAGGGGTGGCTTTAGTATGTCCAATGTTGACTACACGGAACCTACGAGTGTCTTAAGTGCTCTTCAGGTAATTGGAGATATCACCTTAGTTGCAACAGCTCAACAGTTCGGTGCGATCAATAGAAACTGCCGAATTAAAAGTGTGTGAACGCATGACTTGCGGTGTTGAAATTTAGGGGATACGCCCCCCATATTGTTAATATGATTTCAGCTAACGGGGAACCGAAAGGAATCCCGTGCCAAGCTACAAGAGGTATTCATACATGCAAATCGATAAATATTTTTCTACTCCCTATGAAGGCTACTTTGTCTCTAAAGATGAGAGGTAGTCTCGTTCAGGAAACCGGCCGCTAAATCTACTCCTGATAAGAGGATTGACTATACAAGAGCTCCTAAGAAGCTTTAGTATAAGGTAGACAAAGACGGCTACTTTGAAATCCTTTTCTCTATCAACAAGAAGCGAATCTACAAGAAGGTTCATCAGGTTGTAGCAGAGACCTTTCTTGGTCCTAAGCCTGATCCTAGTTATTGTGTAGATCACATGAACAGGAACCGACAGGACAACAGGGTCGAGAACCTTAGGTGGTTGCCTTGGTCTGAAAACTCTGATGGAATGAAAGGTAAGAAGCCGGGAGTAGCTAAGAAATGCATGTATCAGGGGATCACATATGGTAGTATCAAGGATGCCTGCAAAGCAGCAGGAATTACTGTGAATTACTACTACAGTCACCCTGAGATTATCGCTAAGACTCTTGCAGAAGGTGTAGAGACTATCGAAATCCGAAAGGTGAGTAGAGTAGGCCGGAAGTGGTTACCGGTCGAAGCGCACACAAGCAGTAATGCTTAAGAGATAGTCCACAGAGCGGTTTAGGGAGATTCCGCTGGGTTTTACAATCTCCCAAATTGATATGGTTCTTCTGCCATACTGTCATAAGACTTGGAATAAGGCATACAAGCAGGCGAGCAATAGTTTCCCCGGGGCAACTGAAGTTCAGCTCAATGTGTACGCTTGGCGTACTCTTCAGGATGAACTTAAGCAAGGCTTTCAGTCTCTTGAGTTGAAACTTAATACCGTCCCCTGTTCACGAGGTGACTTTGCGTTTACTACAGTGTCCTTCGGCTGTTGGAATGACCCAGAGTTAACCAATAAAGACAAGCTCTTTCTTAAGGAAATCTGCAGTGCTATCCTTAATACCCGTATGAATGGGCATGGGGAGAATCATAAACCTGTAGTGTTCCCTAAGCTTGTCTACTTGTATGTAGAAGATTCTGTACGTTTCATTAAGGAAGCTCATGAGATCTTTGATTTAGCCATTAAGTGCTCCAGTAAGTGCATGTATCCTGATTTCCTTAGTTTGACTGGGGATTGGGTTAACAATGCTGTAGCTAAGCAGTATCTAAAGAATGGGCAAGTAGTGACCCCGATGGGCTGCAGAGCTTATCTCAGTCCTTGGAAGGATCCTGAGACTAACCAATGGATCACTAATGGTCGATGTAACATTGGGGCGGTGTCTCTTAATCTTCCCCTTATTTTGGCTTATTCTCAAAAGAATAACGTAGACTTCTTCAATGTCCTTGATGTACGACTTGAGACTATCCGTAATTTCTTTAAGAAACGCTATGATCTCATTAGACACACTAAGGCTTGCACCAATCCGATGGCATTCATGCAGGGGGGTTTCTATAAGGGGAACCTTAAGGCAGACGATGAGATTGGTGATTTGGTTAACTACATGACCGCTTCCTTTGGTGTCACTGCTTTGAATGAACTTAATATTCTTGGTTCAGGTAAGACACTCTATCAGGATCCTTGGTTTGCCAGAACTGTACTTAAGCATATTAACGATAAGGTAGAGCAGTTCAAGAAAGAAGATGGATACCTTTATGCTGTCTATGGAACGCCTAAACAAGTGTGGGCACGTCCTGAGTAATTAGGAACGTAAAATTGTGTGGACTCGCTAAAATGCGAGGTGTCTCGAAAGAGGCTAACGGGGAAGGCTAAGGCGCTTGCTATGCTAATCCCGTGGAGTTTAATAAAAGCAATATAAAAAACTATCAAACTATTCAAAGTACCTGTTTTCTGAAGATGGTAATATTTATAGGATTAGAAAAGATCACCTTCAGAGGTTAAAGCTCTCAAAGCACCCTAGTGGATATACATATAAAAACCTCTATGATGACTCAGGGCGACAGAAAACTTTTAGAGTGCATAGGCTGATCGCAAAGCTCTTTATTGATAACCCCCTAAATAAACCCTATGTTAACCATAAAAATGGTAAAAAAGATGATAACCGGGTAGAGAATTTAGAGTGGATGACTAATGGCGAGAATGTGCATCATGCCTATGTTAATGGGCTTTGGAAGCCGGTTAAACGGCAGAAACACTCAAGATTTGTGAGAGTAACCCGTTGGGGTACTCAAATATTCTACGGCTCGTCTAGAGACGCCGCGAAATTCTTAGGTTGTTCGGTGTCCTCTATAACAAGAGCATACAAAGAATACAACGGAGTGCTTAGAAAATATAATTGCTTTATTACGCTCTGTAACGACTATCCCAAGGCTTGCCAAAAAGAAGCAAAAGGAGTACGGCCGGAATCGGTGGGTGAGAACCCCTTAAATGGAAGTACACAACCCCTTAGTAATAAGGGTGATGATATAGTCTAATCCCCTAATAAATATCGGGAAACCGAGGGTATAAATGGCAGAAAATTTATGTGGTGTACAAGCTAAACAATATGCTGAGTACACCGGAGATAACCAGTTTGGAGAGTACTTCACTAACAGCTTCCATATGCACGTTAGTGAGCCTATCACCCCCTTTGAGAAACAGGATGCTGAATACAAGATGTTCCATATGTGCAACGGAGGCCACATTCAGTATGTCCGAGTGACTAACCCTGAGAACCTTCAGGCACTTAAGGCACTGATCTTACGAGGGATGGAGAAAGGGTTCTATCAGGGTATTAACTTTGATAGTGTCTATTGTGAAGACTGCCATAAGCATTCAACTAATGTCATGAATAAGTGTCCCCATTGTGGATCTACTAACCTGTCTGTCATTAGTCGTGTTTGCGGATACTTGGGGTACACCAAAGCTAACGGAAGTACTCGTATGAACGATGCTAAGTTAGCTGAAATTAAAGACCGAGTGTCAATGTAACTATGAAATACGCTAAGATAGATATATGTAGTATGACCAATGGTGATGGCATAGGAGTAGACCTGTTTGTCTCAGGTTGCTCCTTATGCTGCCGGGGGTGCTTCAACAAGAAAGCTCAAGATCCCCAATATGGTCAAGAGTTCACTGAAGATACTATGGACACCCTTCTAGATGCTCTTAAATCGCCCTATATTGAACGATTGAGTATCCTAGGGGGTGACCCCTTAGAGCCCTACAATGAACCCGTTGTAGAGCAAATCCTGAAGCGTGTGAGGGGTGCCTATGGGAACACCAAGAGAATCTGGTTATGGACAGGACGTACCTATGAGGATATCAAAGATGAACCCATCTTGGATTATGTTGATGTTCTCATTGATGGTAAATTTGAATTAGATAAAAAGGAAAAACATGAATACCACGGCTCAAGCAATCAGCGAGTCTTTAGAATATTCAACGGAGGGTCTTGCGGACACGATGCAGAGATTGTTCGACAAGGTTCACCCTTCAGGGACGAACGGAAAGCTCTATCTTAAGCTCATCCTTGAGGAGTTTGAAGAATGGGCAGAGGAAGCTTCAGATTGCCCAGAGGACTTCAAAGAACTCTGTGATCTTATCTGGGTTTGCATCATGTATGCTATTGAACATAAGTATCCTCTTGAGTTAGGCATGAAGGCTCTTGCAGAGGAATTCATGAGCAAGATGGTTGATGACAAAGGCAACCTTTGTCCTACCTATAGAGCTGATGGAAAGTTACTTAAAGGAGCACACTTTAAGAAAGCTGACTTTAGGAGTCTCTTAGGTGTGAACTAATGAGATTCCTAGATATAGAACCTACAGTAGAGGATGGGGGCTCCATAGCAAAGGATATTATTAATATGTCTCCCCCTATAGCTGTCACTGGGGTTACCGTATTAGGGGTAGCCCTAAGTGATTGGGTCTACATAGGTACCATTGTGTACACTATAGTAGGCATTATAACAATGATAAAAAAGCACTGGGTAGACCCATACCTAGCTGCTAGGAGAGTGAGAATCAATGAAGAACAAAGAACCATTAGACAGAGAGAGCTTGCTGAGCTTGATTCAGGACAGAATGCTAGAGAACATGCTGAACGACCTTAAAGACCCAGAGAAACGTAACCCTCAGCTATACAATGCGATTATTAAGGAACTGCAGAGAAATGGCATCAACTGTGTGCCTAAGGCTGGCGAAGATGGAGACAATGCATTGGCATCCCTGCTGAAGGCTACTAAGGAGAACTTTGAGTTAGACTATGGAGCTAATGGCCTTGTCAACTAAAGCATTGATTCCATACTTTAATAGTTTTCCATTGTTCTGCAGCTTAGTATGGCAGACTATTGGGTTGCCACAGACTACTCCTATTCAGGTAGATATTGCTAAGACACTACAGCATCCCCCTAATGATAGATTCATTCTTATGGGGTTCCGAGGGGTAGCTAAGAGTTTCATTACTTGTGCTTATGTAGTATGGTGCCTATGGAAGAATCCTCAGCTTAAGATTATGGTTGTCTCAGCTAACAAAGAAAGAGCTGATGCAAACGCTACCTTTATTAAGAAGATCATTAATGAACTGCCATTCTTGAACCACTTAAAGGCTAGAGAAGGGCAGAGAGATACTCAGAACCTCTTCGACGTTGGCCCTGCCAAACCCGACCATTCACCTTCGGTTAAGTCTGTGGGTATTAAGGGCCAGCTAACGGGTTCCCGTGCAGACATCATTGTCGCAGACGATAAACTTTAACCATGTCGTCTTTAAACCCCTTAAATTCGGTGGAACTCAGTCCTAACTAGGAAAGACAATACCGAGCCGAGCTATTTAGCAGGTGTAACGACTATTATGTAGGGTCAAGTGACTCGAAAAATGGGGATACCTTTTGGTATAAGATATAGTCTGGTCTTCATAGAGATATGAAGCATCGTCAAGTATAAGGAACATAACTATGTACGAAATTAACAAAACTTACGAAACTCCTAAAGGTCTTATTAAGATCCTGTCTAGAACTAAGAAGCAGAAGCTTCCTAACGGTAAAGTTAAGCATCCTAGGGCTGTCATCCAGTTTGTTAAAACTGGTACAGTCATTGATGTTCAGACTTGCAACATTAAAGCAGGAAAGTTTGAAGACTTTATGGAACCCACAGTTTATGGCGTGGGCTTTCTTGGGTCTCCTATTAGAATCCCTTCTAGAGGCTCTAACAGCATCGTCCGTAAGATCTATGACTTGTGGGCTAACATGCTGAAGAGAGCCTACGGTAACTATGGCCCCCGCTCTAGCTATGTAGGCTGTGTAGTAGATCCTAGATGGCATAACTTCACCACTTTCTTGAACACTATCCATGAGGTAGAAGGATACGAAGAGTGGGAAAAGAACTCTAGCATGCACCTTGATAAGGACATTAAGAAGGGCAACTGCAAGATCTACTCTAGGGATCACTGTAAGTTTGTTTCTGCTACTGAAAACGTAGCGGATTCTCTAAAGAGACGATGGGGTAAGACTAACGACCTTACCTTAACATAAAGGTGGAAGTTCCATCTAATTCATTTACTCAGGTGCTTAGAGATCAGCTGTTCGAGTTAGTGAAGGAGTTTGACGCTGTTATCAAACCTAATGGCACCATCATTTACCTTGGTACCCCTCAGAATGAAATGTCTCTCTATAATGAACTTCAGGAAAGAGGGTACACTGCTATTATCTACCCTGCAAGATATCCTTATGATGAGACCCAGAGAGCTAACTATGGTACACGCCTAGCTAAGTTCATTGCAGACAAGTATGACAGTGATCCTGAGAAGTACGCAGGTAAGCCTACAGATCCCCTTAGATTCAATGAAGAGGATCTACAGAAACGAGAGCTGTCCTATAGAAGAGCTGGGTTCCTGCTGCAGTTCATGCTAGACACTAGCTTATCTGATGCTGATAAGTATCCATTGAGACTTAGAGATCTCATTGTGGGTACCTTCAGTACAGATGAGGCACCTATGAAACTAACGTGGATGCCTGACCCTGCTCGTAAGGTCTCACTACAGGAAATCCCAAAGGTAATGGGATTAAAGGGAGATGCTTATTATATGTGCCATACAGCTTCCCCAGAGATGGAGAAGTATTCCTATAAGATGATGTGTGTTGATCCGTCTGGCAGGGGACGTGATGAGACGGGATATTGTGTACTCTATTATCTCAATGGATATATCTACGTAATGGAAGCAGGAGGTCTACTAGGGGGATACTCTGATGTAGTCCTAAATAAGCTAGCTAATACTGCTAAGAAGTGGAAGGTTAATGAGGTAGTCATTGAAGGGAATTTCGGGGACGGGATGTACCTCAAACTATTTGAACCTGTCCTCAGGAAAACCTATAAGGAATGCGGTACTAAAGAAGTTAAGTCAACAGGACAGAAAGAAGTACGCATCATAGATACCCTAGAGCCTGTCCTAGGTAACCATAAGATGATAGTTACCCCTGAGTGCATCAACAGGGATATCGATAGTGTCCCTGAAGGTGACTACAAGTATGCACTATTCTATCAGATGACTAGAATTACCTCAGACAGAGGATCACTAGTTCACGATGATAGATTGGATGCCTTAGCTATAGGTGTCAAGTATTTAGTAGATTTCATGGGAATTGATGCTGATGAAGGAATAAATGAAGTAACTTCAGAATGGCTAGAGGAATCTTTGGAAGCCTTTCATGGGTTTATTACAAGAAAAATAGGAATAAATACAATTACAGAAAATGTAAGAGAATCAGGTACTTCCAAGGGATTCAATAAATACAAATATTCAGAGGGATACAAGTTTACAAGATAAAATCATCCCTATAAGGGTGAAGTGACTACTCCGAATAAAATCTCCACTCCCAGAAGGGGCCAGAAAAAGGTATATATAAGATATCTACCTGACCCCCTCATGACAAAAAATAAGAAAATAATAATAAAAAAAATAATGGGGTTACCTATAGACCCTTTGAGATATTCTAAAGGGGCCCATAAAGACTGACTTTAGATTTTTCTTTATGTTCCCTTTTAGTTAACTCAAAGTATCCATATGAGACCATTGAATCATAAACTAGTAGTAGCTATCAAGATCATCATTATTATTGTCCTTTTAGTGGTTTCCTTATTGAATGGTGATGTAGGTACAGTTGATGCACTACTTAGAGCTGCTGTAGGTGGATTACTATAGCCCCTTTAAGGGGTGCCTATAGTTATCCTATAGACCATTTAAGGTGTACCTTAAGTTAACCATTAGGGTACGCCTCCTTATGTTAGCTTGCTATCTCTTGACGATAACTTGTGGTTAACTCTAGGGTAACTTAAGTGTAACAACAGATACCTTTAGGTAAACTAAGGGTCACCTTGATTAGAATTTTATAATAAATTTGTAAGGTGGCACCTTAAGACAGACACGGGCGTGTGTCCCCCCATAGGGTGCCTTGAGATTCCTCATTGCTGCTCGTATACACCTGCTGCCTAATTTACGTATATATGCGTAGGCGTGCGTAAGGGTGCCCAAGGGGTAACTTAGGGTAACTACTGACCCTATTGTTTACATTTGGTTCATCTATGTTTTTTCGGGGTAACATAGGTATTTCTACTTATATCAAATCTGTTGATCCCTTAAGTTCCCCTATTATCAACCTTAAGACAACCCGAAGGTCGTCCATTTGCCTATTATTATAATAGCGTGAGGGGTTCGAAGGGGATACCGTGAAGAGGGGATGGGGGATGGCTTGACATGTGACTTGTGAATTGCTATAGTGTGCTCATCGATAGACAAACAGACCTCTGAGGAGTTCTAAAGATGCTACAGTTCAGATTAAAGAGAGTGATCATCAGATCGGATGCAGAGGCACAGAGGGTTTCTATAGTGTGCCCTGATGGTGCTCAGTATGTGATCCAGTTTACGACTGATGATGATCATTTCCATGAGTTTGAGGCTTATCTTCTGTGGAATGCAATGCACTACTCAGACTTCAGAGATGAAGAACGTACTCTTCTAGTCATCCGAGAAGTTGAGCATTATGCACTCATGCAAGGCATTGAGAACTTCGAGGGGAAGTGGCAATCGGCTGTCAAGTAGGTATTAATTCTTACATAGCACATTCTTGACAAGCTCTCTTGAGTGTGCTAAAGTAAGAAGTAATCAAAGATTACAAGTACTAATCCAAGTCAAACCAAGTCTTATAGGAGACAACATCATGTATGCATTCTTTGTCCGCAAGTATGGCAACAAGCGCTATCGCATGTATAACGGTACCTTTAGTGAACTCAAGTGCGCTGGCCTGTTCTATGAGCTCCTAAAGAAGGCAGGGCTGCCCCAAGGTACTCAAGTCCAGCTCAGGATCTATGATATCAACTCTCAGAAATGGAAGTGGCTGGGAGATTGGAACGACCTCTAATTTCACTCAGGATCGACGATAGGCACTCTGGTAAGGCCAACATACCACCAAGTGCCCTATCGTTTAACCTGAAGCAATTCTGAGGCCTCTGCGGCCATTCTATAGAGCAACCTAAAGAAGGAAACCACAACATGTATGTTATTATTCACACATTCCAAACCACCTTAGGCAGCAAAGGGACAACCATCAGTGTTCGTAAGACAATTCCTATTGAACTCTATGATGAGAACACATTGAGTGTAGTCGTATTCACCAAGGCACAAGCTGCCGTAGACTACCTCAATATGCTCAGAGATAACTCAAAGCTCTCCTATGGGAAGTATGCTGAGCTGTTGAATACTCTTGAGAAAGAAACTGAGCAATACCTATGCAGGATGTAAATTATGATTTGTTATTTAATTCACAAAGAAACCTCAATAGTTTACTCTAAAGAGTACTATGAGGAACATAAAGACAACATCGATTTAACTGAATTCTATGTAATAAATGGGAAT